AGGGGAGCTGCGCGTCGCCGCCGTGCAGCTTTGCATCGGGCCCGCGGACCTGGCCTCTTTCTCCGCGTACGCCGGCCGCATCACCGGCCTGGTGGAGCGCTGCCTGCCGTATCGCCCGGACCTGATCCTGTTTCCCGAGTATGCCTCGGCCTTCTTCGCGCTCCTGCCCTACGGGCCGAAGCTACGGGAGGCGGACAGCCTGGAAGAGGCCCTGCGGGTGATTGCTATGCACATCCGCAAGCCCTTGACCGTGCTGCCGATGCCCGTGCAGGAGAAAATAAAATTAGTGCTCCAGGAGCGGGGCCTGGCGCAGGAGGCTGTGAATGAGCTGGCGCGGGAGCTGGCGAGTAAGTTGAAATAGGGACAAAGGCACAAAGAGACAAAGGCACAAAGGCGCAGAGGGACAAAGGTACAAAGGGAATTTGAGATTATCCATGAAGCCGCTTACTTATGACCGCCACAAACTTGGCTATTATGCCGACAAAAGACAGTACGGCCCATGGGGCGAATCGATCCTGCATAAGGGCCTCAGCCTGTATAAGCTTTTCCGCCTTCTGCGGCATCACGGGAAGGGATATTTCTCAGGAAGGATATACATCAAAGGGGAGCGGTTCGAGGTATTCAAGTGGTTGAATCCCGATGAGCCGCCGGACCCGCGGGCGATTTCAGCGCTAATGGCGGAGAGAAAACGAAACATGCCGTTGAAACAATTCACGGCGATTATGAGGAACTGGATCAGCTTAGGAACGTTCGAGAGCGAAAATGAGGCACTGGAACTGATCGAAGATGAGGTTGAGATTATGAAGGCGCATGCAATTAACCATGAAGGACATGAAGGGCAGGAAGAGGGATAAAGGGGCAAAGGCACACAGGGGCAAAGGGACAAAGAGAAATGGCAAAGTTTGAGATTCGGATTGACTTGGACAAAAAGTGTACCCGTTGTGGTAAACCTGGGCCGGCGCAAGGAGGTTTATGTCTGGCCTGTATAAGGGCTGGCATAAAGCGGGGCGATTACGACCACATCATAAAGCGGTATGCGCAGCAAGGGAAAAGAACACAGAGAACATGAAAGACACTTTAGCTCACTTTAGGCACTTTAGCTCACTTTAGTTCACTTACTCGTGTGTCAGAGAAAGCTCAAAACTCGAAAGTCAGAACTCAAAACTCTGCGGAGGCACAGGGTTTCGATCCGGCCTTGTACTGCCGGACACAGGCTGAGGCGGCGGAGTATGCGGGGGTATGCACGCGGGTCGTTCGGCGGTGGAAGAACGAACGCGGGCTGCCCGTTACCAGTCAGGGCTGGTATATCAAGAAGATGCTCGACATCTGGAAGAAAAACGACGCCGGCGGCGGCGGGGCCGCTATGGTGGAGCATCGGCAGCGCGAGACTATCGCCCAGGCCGGCATTAAGGAATATAAGGAAAAGCTGCTCGCCCTGGACCTGGAGCTCAAGAGGGGCGAGTACCACGGCACGGCGGAGTGCGAGGCTAAGGGCGTTAGAAAACTGGTTGATCTAACCCGCGGGATAGAGGCGATGAGGAGGAAGGTGGAGGCCCGCGTGCCGCCGGAGGTCAGGGCGATGGTGAGCAGGATATTGAAGGAAGAAATCAAGCAAATGAGACAGCAGTTTGCAAGGGATTAACCACGAAGACCACGAAGAAACACGAAGAAAGGAAGCCGAATTATGGAAAAAATGAGCATTAGCGAAATAATGTGATCCCACTTATTGATATGGTCAAGATGTATCATTGCCCGGATGGAATCTCAAACGCAGGCGAGACGCCCGCGACACGAGAATGAAAAATAGTCAATTATCAATCATCGATAATCAATTGACCAGCCCCTGGTCGGCGGCGGAGCGTGAGATATGGCGGCCTAAGGATGAGGGGAACGTATGGCAGTGGGCGGACGCCAATATTCACTTGCCGCCGGATTCAGCCGAGCCGGGCATGTATCGCTCGGGCCGCGTGCCTTACATGCGGGCGCCGCAGGAGGCCTTCACCGACGAGGAGGTGGAGGTCATTGTTCTAATGTGCGCGGCCCAGGTAACGAAGAGCACGACAATGATGAATATGCTTGGTTACGCTATCGATCAGGACCCCGGGCCGGTGGGCTGGTTAGTGCCGACGGAAGATGCGATCTTCGAGCCTTCGCAGCATAAATGCCGAAATATGGTGCTCGAATCGCCCGCAATCAGGAGGCACTGGAGCGGGTCGCCCCGTGACCTTGCCCTGAAAAGGCATGTATTCGATACCCTGATTGTCGAATTTATGTGGGCGGGGTCGCCGACGGTGCTCGCGCAAACGTCGAGGCGTTACTTATTCATCGATGAGCCGGACAAGTTTCCGGGGTTCGCCGGCAGGGAGAGCAATCCGATAGACCTTGCCATTCACCGGATCACGACGTATTGGGATACGAAGGTTGTTATCGCGTGCACGCCGACAACGCCGGAGGGCTACACGGCGCAGTGGTACGCGGACAGCAATAAAGGGAAATTCTATTGCCCGTGCCCGAATTGCGGTGAGTTCCAGGTCTGGAAATTCATGCAATTGAAATGCCCGCAGACGCTCCGGGACCCGGATGAGATTATCAAATCGGGCGACGTCTGGTATGAATGTGAATTTTGCAGATTCAAAATACGGGAAGAGGCAAAAGGGGATTTGGTGGCGGCGGGCAAGTGGCTGGTCGAAGGGCAAACAATTACTGTAGATGGCAATATAGAGGGGCAGCCGAGCCGGAGCAAGATGATATCTGGATTTCAGATATCGGCCCTGGTGAGCCCTTTTGCAAAGGTGACGTGGCCGCGAATATTGGCTCGCTGGTTCAAAGCTAATACGCCCGAGGGAATAGCACGCGGCGGTTTAATGGACTTCCATAATTCTACTTTGGGCGAGCCGTTCGTCGAGCAGGGCAAACAGCTCAAGGCCCGCGACCTGCACAGGCTCGTAGGCGGGTTCTCGAAGGGGACGGTGCCGGACGGATGCCTGATGCTGGTCGCCGGGGCGGATTACCATGAGACGCGGGAACGGGCGATTGTCCGTATAGATTGGGAGGTCCGGGGGTTCGGCTACGACTGCAAGAACTGGGTTATCGCTTCGGGCTGGTCGTCATCATTCTCGGAGATGGAAAAGGAGATTCTGCTCTCGCCCTTCCCCTGGAGCGATGCTACGCCGAACGAGGCGAAGCCCTTCCTGGCGGTGACGTGCGTATTCATAGATTCGGGCTTCATGCCGGATAAGGTGTATGAATACTGCAGGCGGCGGCCTGGACTGTGCTTCCCCGTCAAGGGCGAGGCGGGGCCGAGAAGGACGCCCCTGCAATTCACGGACCTGGAGGCTGCCACTCTCCGCCGCCTGACGCCTAAACAGAGAAAGCGCTGGGCGGATATGCAGCTCGGAATCGTCGATACCTCGTTCTTCAAGGACCAGGTGACGCAATGGGCCTCCGATACGCTCGATGAGGAGGGCAATATCACTACGCCCGCACTGACGAATTACTACGCCGAGATGCCGTCTTTGTACTTCACGGAGTTTACGAACGAAAAGAAGGTACTCATCCGAGACCGGGCGGGCAACGCCAAGTACCTCTGGCAGCCGGTTTCGCCGGGGGCCCAGACGCACTGTTTGGATACCGCAGTCTATGCGGCGGCGGCGGGGTTCTATAAACGTGCGTTCTACCTGCGCGACCCGAAGCGAAAGGAGCTGCCGGCGGCGGGGGTTCGCAGGCGGATATTCAAGAGAAGAATCGGGCATGTGCAAAGAAATTAAGAGTGTGAAACGTATCTCCCCCACGGGGCAGGCGTGAAGCGTGAAGCGTGAAGCGTAAAAGTCAATAATCATTTATCAATTGATTCAGAAGGAATTAACATTATGAAGTCGGACAAAAACAGAATTGAAGAGATCAAGGATTTGAACGTGAATGAGCTTAAGGCCGAGTGCCGGGCGGAAAAACTGCCGACGACCGGCGATAAGCAAACGCTGGCTAAAAGGGTCAAGGTGAATAAGATGGGCAGCGCGACGAAGTTCACGGGCGGCGGGATGGTCAAATGCAAAATATGCAATATGCCGGCCGGGGTTAGGAAGGTGATCAGAAAGAAAATGGACGACGGCCGAATCATGGTTACTCGGCAGATCAGGTGTACAGGGCGGCATGGGCATACGTACCCCTTGTCGGAAATAGTCAAGGCGGACAATTGATTATTGACAATTGATAAAGTGCATAAGTCACAAGTGCACAAGTCTTGTGTTCTTTGCCCTTATGCTCTTGTGCTCTCTTTTGTTTCATTCGTGTTTTGAAAAAAACCGCCTTCCATAACCTGCGGCGGGTGCGGTAGTTATAAAAATCTTTTCAAGTACAGTCTATTTTTAGACTGTACCTGCTATGCGCGGCATTGGCGTTTGAACGAAGATGTAGGACAGAATACAGAATACAGAAGATTAAAAGGATTTAGGAGCAGGTGGGGCGTAAATCGGCGTTCAGAATAAACGCCGCAATACTTACCTGCCTATAAGGCAGCAATGGCTACGGCGGCTGAATTACTTGATGCGGTGAATACGGCGATCCTGGAATTGGTTCAGGGCAAGGCCAAGTCGATCACCGCGCACGATGGCAGGAGCTTCACCTATAACGACCTGCCGGAGCTTAGGCAGATGAGGCAGGACCTGCTCAGAGAGGTGCGAAGCACGGGGGCGATGATAAGACCGGGAGATGTGTCACGAAGTTATTGAATAGGACATTACCGCAGAGGTATGATGGTTAAGGCGGTTACAAGACGGCGCGTCGATTCATCTGAGATGGTTTTGAATGCCTTTTCGCACCGTGAATTGCAGAAGGCGTGCCGGCGGCGAGAGTTATCGGCGGGGGGCGGCAAGGCGGCCCTAATCCGGCGGCTGCAATCGCAGACCGGCAGGGCCATGGGAGCGGATGGGATCGGGTATGAGATTACGAAGGCCTCCAGAACTCGGCGGGCATTCGGTTTAGTGACGGGCCTGGTGGCGTCGGCGGACCGGCATCTGGCAATGGGCAATCTCGGCCAGCTCCGCGAGATATGCCGAATGCACGATAGGCAGAGTGCCCTATTCTCCGGGCTCTTAGACCGGGCGCTTGACAATATCTACGGCTCTAATTTCGATTTCATACCCGCCACGGGCGATCCCGCGCTCAATAAAATCGCCAAGGAGTATATCACAAAAAGGATGGAGGCGGCGTTGGCATCGGGACTACAGGACTTCGCCGAGCTCGCCCGCACGACGCACAGGGCGATCTGGACGGACGGCGACTGCCTCTTGGTCAAGAGGCCCGATGGCACGTTGCTGCCGTTCGAGGCGGACCAGGTAGAGACCCCGGGCGGCGGGCTGGGTTCGACCGCCAGAATAGTCTTAGGCGTCGAACTGGGCGAGCTGAATCAGCCGATAGCCTACCACGTGAGATCCCGTCAATCGCGGGGCGATTCGGGAATGGTGGGCCTGAATACGAAGCCACAGAGGATTCCGGCCTCGGACGCCTTATTCCCGGCGTATCGCAAACGACATAATCAGACTCGGGGTGTGCCGTTCTTGGCGGCGGCCCTGGCGTTCTTCGACCGGACGAATAACTGGCTCGACTACGAGAGCTTAGCGGCGGAGGGCAACTCCATGCTGGGCTTTAAGATCAAGAGGGAGCCGACGGAGACCATCCTGACGGGGGCGATTGATAATGAGGACGCCGAGAGCTCCGGGACGTTCGAGAAGGTTCAGAAGATGGAGCCCTTCTCCATTTTAGATCTGGCGCCGGGCGAGGATGTCGATATGGTCACATCGCAGCGGCCGGGCAGTAATTTCGAGCCTTACCTTGTCACTTGCTGCCGGATAATCGGGGTGGCGGTGGGATTCCCGCTCGAACTGATAATGCTGGACTTTTCAAGGACGAATTACAGCTCCGCGAGGGCGTCGCTGGGCGAGGCTCGGAGGGGATTCAGGGTGCAGCAGCTCTTTTCTGCGAAGAGGATTTGTATGCCCTGGTATCGCTGGCAGATAGACAGGGGCATCGCATCGGGCGAGTTGCCGGCCAAGGCGGAGCTGTACAAGGCCCGATGCCAGTGGCCGGCGTGGGAGTATATCGACCCGGAAAAAGAGGCCAAGGGCAACGAAGTGGCAATCGACAACAGGACGAAGAGCATAAGCGAATGTATTAGGGAGACGGGCCAGGAGCCGGATGAGGTATTCGCGGAGATTGCGGAGGATAATAAAAAGCTGGCTGCGCTGGGGATAATGCCGAGAGTTAGCGAAGGCGGGGCGCGGGCGGGCGGTGAAAAATCGGACATAACGGATAACGATAAACGCGATGAAGAGGAGCGGAGGCGGCAGAATGAATAATGATAATCGCAGCGGCATCTCTACGCTATTGGAATACGTGACCAGCAGGGACTGGGCGATGGAGCCTGCGGTGCTGGCTGAAATGGCGGCCGTTATCGAGCGGCATATCGGGGGCGAGCGTCTGCTGCCGGAGCAGATAGAGGCCCTGACGGCGCCGAAGCAGGTCAAAGGCTCCGATGATCGCGGGTATGAAGTCACGGACGATGGCCGGGCGATTATACCGGTGAGCGGGGTGATAGCCAAGCACGCGGCCATGGTAAACGGCATAAGCCAGCCGCGGGGAACCAGCGTGGAGAAACTGACGGAGCAATTGATGGGGGCGCTTGCCGATAGGTACGTGACCTCGATTCTCCTGCACGTTGAATCGCCGGGCGGCAGTATAGCCGGGTTGGCCGATTTCGCCGCCGCTGTGCGTGAGGCGAGCTATGTAAAGCCCGTTACGGCTTATATCGACGACCTGGGGGCATCGGCCGCATACTGGATCGCCAGCCAGGCCAGCGCGATCTATGCGAACCAGACGGCTCTGGTCGGCTCTATCGGGGTCTATACGCTCTATATGGACTCATCGAAGTGGGCCGAGAAGCTCGGGGTCAAGTTCCATATCCTCCGCTCCGGCGAGCATAAGGGCGTAGGGGAGGTGGGGATCGAGATAACGCAATCGAATTTGGACGCCATTCAAGGGCGGGTGAATACGTATTTCGGGATGTTCTTAGACGCCGTGCTTGCCGGACGCGGGGGCGCGGGAATGGATGCCGAATCACTACGCGGGATTGCCGATGGTAGGGTATTCATCGGGGCGGAGGCGGTGAAGAATAAACTCATCGACGGGATAACGACGCTGGAGGCCCTACTATCGACCGCGCCGCCGGCGGTCAGGCAGCGGGGGACGATGAGTGAACGTGTACAAGAATCGGCCGACGCATCGGCCGGGTTTGATAATCAATTTTCAAAGGAGAAACACATGGCAGAGATTCAGCAGAAACAAGCCGATGCGGTGAATGCCGAAGAGCAAATCCGCAGCGCTACCGCCGGCGAGCGGGCGCGGATTACGGCGATCCAATCGGCCTTAGCCTCCGATTATCTCGGCGAGGTCCGCACCAAGGCAATAGCGGAGGGCCTGAGCCTTATGGAGGCGAAGGCCTTAGCCTTCGAGGCGGCGGTAGCCGCGAACAAGAAGGAGATCGCCGCCCTGCAGGCCGACATCGCCGCGAAAGATGAGAAGCTCAAGGCGATAGCGGCGGGCGGGAGTAGTATCACAGCCCCGGACGCGAGCGACCGGGAGGCGGGTACGGCGGCCGGGGACGACGGCCGGGCCGAGACCTTTACGGCGGCGGCGGCGAATTTCCAGGGGCAGGGAAAGAGCAAGGCGGCGGCTATGAGAACGGCGGCGGTCGCATTTCCGAAGGCGCATAAGGCGTGGAAAAAGGAGCTGCCGTCAATCGGAAAGTAAAGAGCCGGAAGCGTAAGCGACCGGGTAAAAGCGCGGGCGGGACGCCCGCGACACTGAAAAGATAACAATTGATTTTGTAGGAGTTTAAGACAATGGGACTTGCATATACAAACGAAGGGCCTTTCAGCATGGTATCGGGCGAGGCGCTCGAGGCGGATCGCCTCGTTAAGATATCGGCATCGGCGCTGGTCTATGCCGACGCCGGCGATGAGCCGGTAGGCATTACGAAGGACCCCGTCGCCACCGCCACAATAGTGGCCTGCGACCTTATGAACGGGTCAATCCGCAGGGTGACGGGCAGCAAGGCTATTTCCGCCGGGGCGGCCCTTTACGTCGCCGAAGACGGCAAGGTTTCCGACGCCGCGGTGGGTAAACAGATAGGGATTCTGGGAACTACCGCGATCACGGCGAACGGCGGTAAGGCCGCGGCCTGGATATGGGGTCCGCGGGGCGGAAGCGACGCCCTCAGCGCGAAGGGTGCGACCTGGGAGTACTTCGACGACTTCCACAGCTACGATCCGACTGCGACGGTCGGCGATTATGTCGATGTCTCGGACGGTACGCCCGCCGTCGATGTCGGCGACGCGGATAACGGGGTGCTCTCTATCGCATCCGGGGCGACGGACAACGATGAGACCTACATCTCATCCATGCACGAATTGGTGAAATTCGCTACCGATAAGCGGCTGTTCTTCGAGACCAGAGTCAAACTTACCGAGGCCAATACGGACGACGCCAATATCATCATCGGGCTTTCCGATACCGTTGCGGCGGATTCACTCGTTGATAACGGGGCCGGTCCGATGGCCAGTTACATTGGCGCCGTATTCTTCAAGGTCGATGGCGGCACCGTTTGGCAGGCGGAGACCTCGAACGGGGCGACGCAGAATACCGATGTCAACGCCGGGGCGTTCACGAGCGGATCGTGGCACAAGCTCACGATGGACTACGATTACAATGACGGCGTGACGGCGATTGTGAAGTTCTACGTTGACGGTGTGCTCGGGGCGACCTTGAACTTGACCATCGCCGGTGTGGCCGAGATGCACATTCTCATGGGCGTGAAGGCCGGAGGCGCGAACGCCGAGACGTTGCTCGTCGATTACGTCCATGTGGCTAAGGAAAGATGACCTGCTTGAAAAGGTAACATCCGTTGCAGAATGCAACGGACAATATTCACCCGCCTATGAGGCGGCGGGGCAATGAAAAAGTAACCAGGTTTTTTGGAGTGCAATACAATGAGACCGGAATCAGCAACAGCATACGTTTACAGGCCGGACCTCGTGGCGGCGGTCCAGGAGTTCGACGTCGAGAAGGCGGCGGCCAAGTTCATCGGGCGTCGTGCGGCCCCGATATTCCAGACGCCGGAGGCCGCGGGTCAGTACCCGATAATCAATAGGGAGAATTTCAAGAAGTACACGGAGGGCAAGAGGGCCGAAGGCGCCAAGTACAACCGGATCGTCGGCCAGTTCGCGCAGGGCAACTTCGCGTGCGAGGAGTACGGGCTGGAGTACCCCATAGACGACAGGCGAAGGAACAGGTATCGCAACCTGATCGACGCCGAGACGGCGGCGACCAGGCAGTTGTGGTATCAACTCTTGATGGGCCATGAGGTCCGCGTGGCCGCCCTCTACAGCGGGGCGGGGTTCACCAATCACAACGTGACGACCGCATGGACCACGACGGCCACGGCGGTTCCGATCAACGATATCAAGACGGGCATTCGCACGCTGACGCGCAAGTGCGGATGCGCACCTCGCGATATCAGCTTGATCATTCCGCAAGACGACTACGATGAGCTGATGCAGGTCGCCCAGATCGTGGATAAGGTGAAATATACGTACTCCAAGAACTCAGGCGTTCAGCCGGCGGACCTGGATGAGTCCGAGGTCGCCGCGATGCTGAAGCTCAAGGAAGTGATCGTCGCCGGCGGGGCCTACGACTCGACAGAGGAAGGCGTTGCCGAGACGGACACGGTAATCTGGACGGCGGGAGTAATGTACCTGGCCATCCTGGCGGACCAGAACGCCGATATGGAAGAGCCGTCGGCGGCCCGGACTTTCCAGTGGGACGTTGAGGCCCCTGAGCTGCCCGTTATCGAGAGCTATCGCGATGAAGAGGTCCGAGGCAGCGTTATCCGCGCCCGAATGGATACCGATGAGGCCCTGACAGCCGAAGCGGATCTGATGGTCTATCAGATTACCAATACATAGTTGCGGGCCCTGACGGGGCAAGGCAGTGGGTTTTGGGCCGTCCCTATGGGATAAATCCCCTGGGGGGCGGCCCTACGACCCCTTGATTCATTTTGGAGCGGATCATGACTTCATCGAACGGCAACGGCCGGCTGGCCGGGTGGCTGAAACTGGCGCTGGCCGTGCTTATCGTGCTGGCGAGCGGGTACGGCGGGTTTATCAGCCTGAGAACGAACGTCGAGGCCCAGGCTGTGACGATGGACAAGATTTGCCGGTTCGGGGAGGAGACGCGGGCTCGCACGGACGCCAACGAAAAGACGATCATCAGGATGCAGGCGGACATTGAGTATATCAAGGACGGCCTCGACCGGAATATCAGTGTGCAGGAAGAGATATTGAGAGAATTGAGAAAAAACGAGCGCGGGCAAGATGCCCGCGACACGAAATGAGTAAGAGCCGCAAAGAGATCGCCGAACAAATCGACGAACGGATATACGGGATCATCGAGGGCCTGAACTCCCTGAGCGACGTCTGCCGGCCGGAGCATAAGCATGCCGTGTACGATGCGGCGTGCGATTTGAAGCGCTGGGCGCTGATCGAGTGGGGGGTGGTCCATAACGCGGTCGAATTGGGGCCGTTCTGCATATTTCGAGAAAAAGACGATGGCAAAAAAAAGAAGACTTAGTCTTGTTCTGGTTTTGATGCTGAGTTCGGCGGCGTGGGGAACGACGTACTACGGCGATATAGGCCAGTCGGGCACGGGCAAACCGGGCACAACGGGTGATCCGTATAGTTTTGCCGATATGTGCAATTTGGCTCTTGCCTGGGGCGCCGGCGATACGATTCTTGTTCGTGGAAGGGCGGGCAATTTAACAGTTACTTCGCAGGCTTACGGCACTGATGGGAATGATGTAATCTGGTTGGCCGACCCTAACGGCGAGCCGCCCGATTGCAATATGATACAGTTTACGACTGCCGATGCGGATTTGTATTTGACTATTGACGGATGGACGATAGACCGGGGATGGCTTGATACTTACAACAGCTATCTTATTGCTGCTGTTCGTATATATAAAGAAGACTATCTTACCTTCAAGAATTGCACAATTCACGGTTCTCGTCGAAGTGTGTGGTCAACCGGTGATTTTTATCCGTACCATGATTACGGCGATACAAGTAGCGGCGGCATTGGTGGCAGGGGTGTTTATACAACAAGTGGTAGTACGGCAAGTTACATAACCTTTGAGGACTGTGTCTTTTCTAATTCCCAACGCGGGGTGAGTATTGAGCAGATTGGCAATACCAACTGGACTTTTACTGACTGTAAGTTTTATCGTTCCGGTGAAGATTGCGTAGTAATCGGTGGAGCAAATGGGCCGATTGCTTTCACCAATTGTGAGTTCTACGATGCAAACCATTTTTACGGGATGTTCGGATATACGGGTACGGACCAGAACAGTTTCAATGACCCGGCACTGACTCAGACGGATACCCTTACATACTATACAGCGGGCAATGTGGAGGGTGGTAGCGGTTTCTTTGCTGCAATAACAAGCGGAACGATGCTTAGGATTGTCGCAGATGATATGACTGCCGTGCCTGAGCGGTATCCTGCGGGCGGTACGTGGCGATTAGACAGTAACCCGAACAAGCGATGGCTGATTACGGCGACCGGCGGTTCTAACCATAACGACTTACTGCAAGTTGACCATAATTTGAGTGCTACGACGGTTACTGTGAACCGTTGCATCTTTCGGGATGGTTTAGGCCAGCTTTTGAAGGCCAGTGGCGGCATTTTCTATGTATATAACAGTCTTTTCTACTTCACAAAGCCGATGTTGTATCCCGGCACGTATCCCTTTTTGTTAGAAGCCGACCACGAAGAATTGTACCTGATACACAATTTTATTGATTCCGGCTATGAGAATGGCGTTAGGGACGAGGGGCGGGCATTTAGAACATCGACTGCCGTTCCACAGTATCTTCGAGCATACAATAATTTCATTTCGGGCATAACAATTAAGGTTCTGACCGGCGGAGACGTTGATTTCGACTACAACATTTTTGAGCAGTCGGAGTCAGAGGTTCAATCTTGGGCGCAGGGCGATCCTCTTCACGATACTTACGATGCCGACTTTTCGGGTTCGTCTTATTTCGTTGACTACGCCAACGAGGATTTCAATACTGTTGGTGTGCCTCAGTCGCCCGGAATAAATGCAGGTGACGCCAACAATACTACAACATCCGATTTTACGGCAGTTGCAAACATTCGCGTCGATAACGCCCCGCCCGATATAGGGCCTTATGAGTTCATTACATTCAGTGGCGAGAATAATCCGCCCGTTCTGGCGGCGATAGGGAATAAGACCGTGCGGGAGAACGCCCTTCTGAGTTTTGCGATAAGCGCGACGGACGCCGATTCGGACCCTATAACCTACTACTGCACGAATCCACCGGATGGTGCGGTGTTTTCGACGGCCACTTTTACCTGGACGCCTACTTACTATCAGTCGGGCAGTTACGAAGTCCGGTTCGTGGCGTCCGATACCATTGAAATTGATGATGAGAATATAACTATAATCGTAACAAATGTTCCTCAATACTTCATAGGGTTTTAGCGATGAAACGACTCTTATGTAGTTTGCTTTTGATTGCCTTGCTTAGTTCGATGACACGAGCGAGCACCGCCGTTTTCGTGGGTCGCACGGATACGAGCGCGACGGCCAATAACTACAACTATATTCAGCACGGGGGCTCGGAAAACACGACGATGACCAACCGGCAGTTTGTTTGTGCCGGGGCGGGCACTCTGAAAAAGCTCTATGCCTGGTCGTCCGTTGCTCCGGGCGACGCCAAGACGTGGACTGTCACGGTCTTTAAGGGAGCGGACGCCACTGCCTTATCGGTGGCAATCACGGGGGCGGCTACGACTTACGGCACGGACACGGAGGACGTGGCGTTCGTTGCGGGTGATTTGCTTTCCATAAAGATTACCTCATCCGGCACACCAGCCGCCGCCGCTTTGTATTGGAACGTCGATTATGAGCCTACGACCGCCAATCAGCAGTTTCTGTGCGGGACATCGGCCAGCACGGCCTTGAGCACATCGAGTACTGAATATATCGCTCCTGTCGGAGCAACGGATTTAACTACGACCAGCACGGCCCGCGTCGCTGTGATTCCCCTCGCGGGGACTATCAGCAAACTTCGCGCGGTGCTTGACGCCGCTCCGGGGGCGGACAAGAACAGGGTAGTGACCTTAATGGTCAATAATGCGGCGAGTACGCTGGCGAGGACTTGGGGCGCGGCGGATACGACGGTTACTGATGATACTAACAGCGTTTCGGTTTCTGCGGGGGATAGGCTCGTCTGGCGGTTTGCGCCGGTTGCTACGCCCGCCGCGTCGATTGTAAAGGCAGGCTTCGTTTTTACGCCGTCCTCGGCGGGCAAGTTTGCACTCCTGGCGGTGAACCGGGGAAATGTAACTGTTGACGAGACGCTCTATTACGCCGCCTTGACCTATAACAATGATCCATCGACAACGGAAAGCACTGTATCAAATTATGTTCGTGACTTAACTATTTCAGCCGCTTACGGCGGTTGTGGTAGCGGGACGCCTGGAACGGGAGAAGATTACACGTTTACACTCAATGATGATGGGAGTCCTACGGCATTGAGTTTCGTCGTATCAGGGACAAATCAATGGGGGAGTGATACCGGCTCAGTCAGCGTCGCGTTAGGTAGTCTCCTGAGCACATCGGCTATTACATCCGCAGGGGCGGCGGATAGGGGTATTGTAATGGGTTATGCGGTTGAAATCCCGACGGGCGGGGGGACAGTTTCCAAAACGGCTTATAGGCGAAGAATGTAATGGAGTAAATTCGATGAAGATTCGTAAGTATTGGATGGTTTATCTGGCGGCGGTTTTACTGGTAGTCTTTGCCTTTTTGCAGCACGTGGCGTCGGGCGGTCAATACTTGCCGCCCGTGAGGTACGGGCAGGCGTTTACCCTTTACTTTAATGTTTACGATTCCAACCTACCGCACAGGTTCTACACCACTGCACCTGCCTCGGCGGATATACACGTTTATCAGGACGGGACAAGTATGGAGAACCCGACAAACTCGGTCACAGACTTGGGGAATACCTTTTCACTTGTTCTGACGGCAGCGGAAATGCAGGCGGCAGTTGTTATCGTTGAGGTGAACGATAATATGGCGGCAGAAAAACTGTTTATGGATGAGACTTGGATTATACCCACTTACGGGGATACTTTGGCCCTGAACGCATTTGATTTGGACGACGCTATTCCTAATGCCGATATTCAGGCTGTTGATGGTAATGAGGCCGGGGCCGCAAATATGCTGACTGTTTACGGCTCGACGAATTTCCTTGTGGACTTCAACATCACCTCGAAGATGTGGAACGGGGATGTTTACTATATCCGGGGCGAAGCGCCCGGCAGTTACGACACTTTATACGATATCGCCTCCGAAGCGAATGATGCTGCTCAGTTGACCTGGGTTGCCGTTGATGCAATGCAACCGGATGTCGGGGACATAAAGGCCGTTACAGATGTACTTGGAGTTGATTGGACGGATGGCGGCCGGCTGGATTTGCTGCTCGATACGGCGGCTGCTGCGACGGCGGAGATTGCGGCGGTCCAGACTGCGGCGGACGGGATCGACGCGAACCTGGCCTTAGTGCTCGCCGATACGGGCGAGTTGCAGATGAACCAGGGGAACTGGCTGACGGCGACGGGGTTTGCCACGACGGCGGAGATTGCGGCCGTCCAGACTGCGGCGGACGGGATCGACGCGAACCTGGCCTTAGTGCTCGCTGATACCAACGAGCTGCAAGCCCGGGCGGCTTGGGCGCTGGCCTCGACGGCCTTATCGTCGGCGACGTGGACGAATACGAAGGCTGGGTATCTGGATATGGCGATCTCCGATGTAAATGGTACGGGCGGGGGGGTGACGTATTTAGTCAATACGACCGTTGCGGACGGCAATAGCACGACGATGTTTACGCTGGCGGCGGGCTCGCCTAATGACCTCGAATATTTGAACCACGTTATCGTTGTGATTGACGCCGATGATCCGAACAGGGCTTCGGAACGAAGGATTATCAACTATACCGGGGCGACGAAGCAAGTGACGGTCGATAGGGAGCTGACCTTCACGCCGGCTGCGGGCGATACGGCACGGATAGTGGAAGGCGGGTACTCGACCGGCTCATTCGGATTCGGGCGTCTTATAGATGCGGATATATTCTCACCGAAATATACGGACTTCATCCGCGCTGTGCGGAGAAGGAATCAAATTGGAACAAAACTTTAGGAGATGGCGGGGCGTAGTAATCCGGCGCAGAATGCGACGGACACTGCTTACCTGCCTGTAAGGCAGATGAGTGAAGATGTGAACATTTTGACCAGGGAGAACCAGGGTAACGTGGCTTACGGACCGCAGGTTCAGAAAATGGGGATCTCGCTGGCGAGCGGGGCGAACGAGCTGGTGGCCGCCGTGACGAGTCAGCAGATCCAGATCATGAGCATGAGCATCAGCGTCGAGCAGCCGGTGACGATGACGCTCAAGACTGGTTCGGATACGATCATTCCGCTCCACGCGGGCGGGCGGGGCGGCGTGAACTTTCCGGGCGGGGCGGAACCCTGGTTCGTCGGGAAGATCGGGCAGGATATCAATCTCAACTGCTCGGCCTCGCCCGGGGCGAGCGCAGGGTTGGTGGTTGTATATCGAATGGCAAGAACATCGTGAATATAACAGCAGAGCCGGAAGCGTAAGCGACCGGGTAAAGGTGCGGGCGGGACGCCCGCGACACATGCAATGAAACTTTGTGCGACTATTACTGCTGAGCCGGTCTTCGCCGGCTCTGTCGAACGGCCCGAAGCGGCTGAAGGCGTGGTCGGAATTGATCCGGGGACTTGGGTATCGCCCTACGATTTTACCGACGCCGACGCCGCCTGGACGAATGAGGAGAACGTTTACGACGGCAACGTCGCCAGTTACGCGACCGCGGACCTGAGCGATCTCTGGCTGGAACTATTATGGCTATCCGCCCAGGAATGCATCGGGATTCGCTGGATGCCGCAGGTAGGGGCGAGCTATACCGTCGATATCCATACGCCCTCCGGCTGGGTGAACGTCTTTTCCGGTATGGTGCTTATACCTGTCGGGACTTGGAAAAACGTGTATTTCGACCGGGCGATAGTCGATAAGGCCAGGTTCAAAACGGGCGCTGGGGCTAAACTCTACGAGGTCGATATTTTGCCCGCGTACGAAATGGATGGGGTGTTCTCGGCCGAGCCGCGATTCGCGGGCGATTTGGAGAGTGAAAGTAGATTCGCGGGCGAGATCGAGATTGAAGCGCGATTCGAGGGCGACGTGGCTCGGAAGGAATGCTCGTAACAACCAGTTGGGGCGCGGGCGGGACGCCCGCGACACGAATATGGATTTATACATCGAGACGGATAATACGATTCAGCTTACCGGGCTGAAGGATAACGATACCGGGGCGTATATTAACGACGCCACGGTAGAGATGAGCCTGTTCAAAGAGGCCGTTCGCAAGCGGGTGTGGGTGCTGACGCCGAACGTGGTGGCGACGGCGGGGACGTGGACTCTGACCTACTTAGGCAAAACGACTGCGGCTATCGCCTGGAACGCCACCCTGGGCGAGATTCAGGCGGCGCTCGAGGCCTTAGACACAATAGTCGAGGGCGATATCGAGGTTACAGGCGTAACGATAAATAGCGGCACCGGAGGCCTGCTCATCGAGTTTGCCGAGAGCTTCAACGACGTTGACGCCGTGAGCTTCAGCTTCGCAGCCATCACCGGCCCTACGAATGCGCTCTCCACTATTTTGAAAAAGACAAAGAACCTCTTTTCAGGGGCGGTGGCCGATAAAGGCACTGGAAAGGTGGGGCTGCCGGTAATCCGCCACGGGGCGGCGAGCGGGGACTTCATACGGATCGAGGGCACGAAGAACTACGACAGGGAATATACAGTTGATGCGACGACTACGGCTAATGAGATTGTAGTGACGGCTACTTACGTCGCTGAGACGATGACGGGCAAGGAGAGCTTTTATATCGCCGTGACGAACGGTAAAGAGATTGCGATGGCCTACGTCGCCGCGTCGAACGGGGACTACAAGGGTATTCAGCCGTACAATCTCAAGGGTCTTATCGAATACGAGGCCATCGATACCTCGCGGGGGCAGGTAGAGCTCGGGGTCTATTGGCTGTTCGTGATAGCGACGAAGAGCGGGAATCAGCGGATGTGGCGGGAGGAGATACATGCAATTTGGTGATAAAAGGGCAAAGAGCATAAGAACACAAGAGCACAAGGGAATAAGCCTTGTGACTTGTGTCTTGTGACTTGTGTCTTGTGACTTATGGCTGATTTTGACGATGCTTTAGTTGGTACGGCGGCGGCGTTTACGGATGTATTCGCGGAGGCCGTGACGTATAAGCCTTACGGCGGGACGCCCAGGGCGATCTACGCGATTGTCACTCGGCAGCAGCCTGGACCCATCGGCGACGCCCCGCACGGCCATTCACCGTTTCTGAAACTGGACGTTGAGAACAGCGCGGTGACGGGGATATCGAGCGGCGAGGTCGATTGCGGCAAGGACTTAGTCAGCCTGCCGGTGCGGATCGGGGATGCCGCACAGGATAGAAGGATTACGGACATCCTGTTTCAGGACGCCGGAAGAGTAGTGTATGAAGTGAGATGAGTGACTAAAGTGAGCTACAGTGACTAAAGTGAACTAAAGTGAACTAAAGTGCCTAAAGTGAGCTAAAGTATAGAGAATAATGAGCGAATCTTTAATTGAAATCACTTATGACGAGGGTAAGCTCGATAATATCCGGCGAATGCTGGCGGAGATACCGAGGGCCCTGCCGACGATAATGCCGCGCGCCATCAATAGGACCGCCGTCTCGACCAGGGCGGAATTGATAAGCAGGCTCTACGAACGCTTGAACCTGACCAAGACTCGGATTCGGCAATATACGCTTATCAAAAAGGCCGGCAGGCAGAAATGGTCGGCGTCGGTCTATTTCTCCCGGCAAAAGGTGAAGCTGATCTACTTCGGGGCCAGGGCGCTCAAGGGTAAGGGGGTCTCTTATGCAATCGAGCGGGGCGGTGCTCGCAAGAAGATCATCGAGCCGCCGCGGAGCGCATTTATTCAAACGATGCCGAAATCAGGGCATGTGGGAGTATTCAAACGCAAGTACGAATATCAGAAAAAGAGAACGGGAGTTCGCGGTGGCTTAAAGGACCGGCTCCAAAATCGCATAGCCCGAAATCGAATCATTTACGAGCTGAAGGGTCCTTCTATCGGCGGGGCGTTCGAGGGGGCCAGCGTCCTGGTTACGCAGGCGCATTGGTACGGCTCGACCCTGCTCGAGAAGAATATCGACGCCCAGGTCCGGTACATTCTCAATAAATGGCGGGCCAGTGGAAAGGCGATGGGATGACGGACAGGAAAGACGACAATGGCTGTTAGAACGAGTATAGGCAGCGGCCCCTGGTCGGCGGCCGGGACGTGGAATACGGGCGTGCCCGTGAACGGCGATAGCGCCGTTATTGCCGCCGGGCATATAGTGACCTTCGACGCGGACCAGTCGGGCTGGGCGACCGGCCTGGCCGGACTGACGATTACCGGAACGCTTGTCTGCTCGACAAGCGCCGGCTCTTATTATCTCAAGTGCGCGGCGGATATTTCGGGCGCCGGGCTGCTTCAGGCGGGATCGGCGGAGACGGCACTGCCTGCCGCCGTAACGTTCACAATTGATTTCGCGGGGGCCGCGAAGGGGATACAATTGAGCGGCGACCTGGCGCTGCAGCTCTACTGCGCGGAGCCGGCTAATAAGATAATCAGGCTCTCCGGGGCGGAGGCTGCGGGGCAGACCGAACTATCCGTCGATACCGACGTTACGGGCGATATCTGGAAGGCGGGCGATACTATTCGTATCGATGACGTTAATCAAAGCCTGGACTCGGAGGCCAGAACAATCGCCGCCGGCGGGATTGCGGCGGGGACAATAACGGTGACGGCGGGCTTGGCTAACGCCAAGATTGTGAGCGCCTTAGTCATTTTGATTAGCCGGAATATTAAGATAAAGGGCAGCACGGACTATTGCGTAAAGAACGGCTCCGGTGCCCGCATCGGCTGCGAGATTTCAGGCAACACCAACGGCGTCTATTACGGTTCGGCCCACACGATCAGCGGGACCATTTCAGGCAACACCTACGGCGTCTGTTACGGATCGGGCCACACGATCAGCGGGACCATTTCAGGCAACACCAACGGCGTCAATTCCGGTTGGGGCCACACGATAAGCGGGACCATTTCAGGCAACACCAACGGCGTCAATTCCGGTTGGGGCCACACGATCGGCGGGACCATTTCAGGCAACG